GAACTAGATAAAATTGATTTAAACAGCCTTGCAAGCGTTGAAAATCTATGGATATATATAACAGCAGTTTGCATTTCTGTTTTTGAACAGCTACTTGATATTTTTAAAACAGATATTGAAACAATAGTAAGTAACGCAATACCAGCCACACCAACATGGATAGTGAAAATGTTGAAATATTGGCAATATGGGGATACTATAGAACTAGACAGTAATTTAGCATTTTATTATCCTATCATTAATACTACAAAAAACATTATCACTAGGGTAAGTGTTTTCACAACAGCTAATAAAACCGTTCAAATTAAAGTAGCAAAAGGAACAACACCAACAGCCATAAGTGGCCCAGAAAAAACGGCTTTGTCAACTTATTTAAGCGAAATATTGCCTGCAGGTGTTGGAGTAAATTTGATATCAATTGCAGGAGATTCAATCGAAATAGGGGCAAATATTTATGTAAACGGGCAATATATTGATACAATCAAAACAACTATTATCACCGCATTAGATAATTATTTAGCAAACCTATCATTTGATGGCAAAGTAAAAGTTTCAGCTATACAGGATACTATACAAGGAGTCACAGGAGTTAATGATGTTGTTATAACTTCAATAAATGTACGCAATACTAACCAATCATACGGACTAGGCACGGCATTAGTATCAGATTCAAAAGTATTAATAAAAGACTATACACCTCTTGCAGGCTATATTATTCAAGAAGTAACAGCCTCACATACATTTACGGATACTTTAATGATAATTTAATGGCAATATATGATTTTAGTTTAAGTACATTTATTGAGCAATTAACGCCTAAATTTTACGCTTTTAATGCAAATTTATATTGGCAAAAAAGTTTATTAAAGCCTATTGATTGGTTAAAAAACAATCTTTTTGAATTTTACGCAAAAGGATTAACTAGGACGCTTTGGAATATTGCAACACCCTACACAGTAGGTACTATTGTAAGATTTGATGAAGGGCTTTATGAATGCTTAATTGCAAATACTGGGGAATCATTAACAAGCGAATATTGGTATAAAATTCAAGAAGATAGAATAGGTTTATATACAAGATTAAATTTTAGAAACAATAAAAAAGTGTTTGAATACGCGCTAAATAATCGTTTCTATTCGTCAGGAATTAATATCACAAACGTAACTAACGCAAACCCATTTTATGTTGGTATTTCTGAGAGTTCAACAATAGGTATAAGCAATTCAAGTTTAAACGTACCATTAACAAACGCGTATAATTTATTTGATTTTACTATTAATGTCCCAACGGCTATTTATAGCGGATTAGGAACAAACGCTGAAAAAATAATAAGAGCACAAGCCGATAAAATTAATATGGCTGGAATGAATTACAACATAGCAACTTACTAACATCATGAAAAAAATATTAACTTCAAGTATTACAGATTCGGCACAATTGCCAATATTAAAAAGAACAATTGACCACATCCAAGAAATGGAAATGGAAAATATAAAAAGTGCTATTTATGCTTCTTTAGGTAGTTCAAATGATTCTGTACCTATTGTATTGTGGGGTTGTGTAGGCACTTTGTCTACAGTTACAGTAACAAATGACACACTAACAGTAACCGCAGGCGCATTTATTTACAACGGGGAAATATACCAAATTTCAGCACAAAGCATTACTAAAACAGGTGCAAATGTATTTACTTTATCTTTAGACATTACAACTTTTCAGTCAGGAGAGCCAACAATTTACAGCGATGGTGTAACAAGCGTAAACACTAATCAAAATTTAAAGATTAAACTTAGCCAAGGATTAACAGGTACAGGCATTTGTGATTGGGATGATAGAAAATTTTATACTAGCTACGATTCTACATTTGCAAACATAATATCAAGTGCAACTCCAATAAACTGCACAATTCAACAAAATAATATAAATGTAATTAAAAAAGGAAATATTATTTATGTAAATGGAAGCATAAATGGAACATCAACAAACTCTGCTTTAAATTCTATTTATATAAATTTAAATTTAACATCAAAATACAATATTTTATTTGATTTTTATTATCCATCTGTTGGAATAAACAATGTTAGTAACAATACAATAAATGGTTCTTGTTATAGAAACACAAATACACAACATACTGTTACAATATGGAATGCAGTTAATTCTGGCAATACGTTTACTATATTGTACAGTTTTACAGCTATTGCAGTTAATATAGGGTAACACTACTTATAAGCTTTAAAGTGTTGTTTAATAATATCACTACAAATTTTGCTCAAAGAACCATGTTTTAAACTATGTTCTTTGAGCATTTTTTTATATTTAGGGTTTATGTAAAAACAAACCCTACATTGACCATTGTATAATTTTTCTTTATTTTCCATATTATGATTTTTACCGTGCTACAATTATAAGAATAATATTTTTTATTTGCAATATTGTTGCATGAATTATATCTATTGTATCAATCCTGAATCAAATACGCCTATAATGCTTATTAATAAAGAAATAGGAGGTTATGAAGGTGTGAGCGGTTCGCAATTCCAAAACGAGCTTACAGCATTGGATTTAATGGGTAAAGAATCAATTGAGATTCATATAAATTCAACAGGCGGAAATATTATAGAAGGATTTAGCATTTATTCAGCAATTGTAAACTGTAAAACGCCTGTAAATACGGTAAACGTTGGACTTTGTGCATCAACTGCTTCATGGTTATTTTTAGCAGGGAAAAAAACTACGATGATGGATTACGCATTGTTAATGGTGCACAATCCATACGGAGGAAATGGAAATGATGAAGTTTTGAGTTTATTTAAAAACTCTATTGTTAAAATGATTTGTAACCGTTGCGGAATGGAAGAAAAAGAAGTTTCTGAAATGATGGATTCTGAAACTTGGATGGATGCAACCACCGCTAAAACAATGAATTTATGTTCTGACATCAAGTCAGTAAAGATAAAGGCAAAGCCAACTTTAAGCAAATCAATGAACGCTTATAGAGAAGCTTTCAATTTTGTAAATCAATTAATTAACCCCGTTCAAAACATGGATTATTCAAAAGTATGCAACAAACTCGGCATATTGGAAAACTCAAACGAGGATTCAATATTAAGAGCGATTGATTTTGCTTTAGAAAATTCTACCAAAAAAATTGAGGAGTTTGAAAACAAAGCTAATTCTTTAGCTTCTGAAAACGAAACTTTAAAAAACAAATTGGTAGAGTTTGAAAATAAAGCAAAAGAACAAAAAGAGGTTTCTGCAAAACAATTAGTAGAAAAATACTCAAACAAATTAACAGCGGAAAGTATTTCTATTTGGGAAAATAAAGCTGTTGAAGATTTCGAAGCAACTGAAATTTTATTAAAATCTATCCCTGTAAACAAGATAGGTGTTGATGTAGTTGAAGTTGTTGAAGAAGTAAAAAAAGAATTACCAACAAATGCATTTTATATGCTTAACCAATTAAAAAAATAAAAATATGGCAATGACTATTAGTGATACTTCTTACGCAGGTACCGTAGAAGCTGGTTTTATGATTACTAAAGCTACTTTTGGATTGAACACCGTTAAAAAAGGAGTAGTTTATGTAAAAGATGGCATTAAAAAAACACACAACATCCCAAATGTTGACATCACAAACGTATTGCAAACCTACGGTGCAACACCAACAAGTGCAGGTACATTCGTAGTAAACAAAGTTACTATCACACCTTCTAAAGCAATGGGATATGTAGAATTTAATCCAATTGATTTTCAAGACCATTTCTACGCTGAGGAGCAAAGCAAAACATTACTTGCAAGAGAATTGCCTGTAACTGCTGAAAACGTGATGATGCAATTGTTTTTAAATCGTCAATTTGAAGCGATTGAAAAAGGTATGCACGTAGGCTCTTTAGGTTACACTACTGGATTAACAGGTACAGGCGCAAACTCTCAAATTAAATACTTTGATGGTTTTATCAGAAAAGCATTAGTAGCAGGTACTTATTTGCCAGTTGGTTCTCCAAGTGCTATAACTTCCGCTAACATTCTAGGTAAACTTGACGCTGCAATTGCTTTATTACCTTTAGCTTTATTGTCAGACGATGCAAGATTTGAAAAAATCAAATTTATGCTATCTCCTTTAGATTGGCAAAAATTTGAAATTGCTTCTTTGGCTTTGACTAACAAAGGCCGTGACGTTAATGGCGTAACTATTCCTAACTATAGAGGTTTTGAAATTGTTACTTTAGCTGGTTTACCTGAATCTACATTCTATTTAACTAAAGCTACAGCTAACTTGGAATCAAACCTTTGGGTAGGAACTAACGCAGTTGAAGATTTACAAATTGATTTGCAAAAATTACAAAACAATTCAAGTTTGTATTTCATGAAGTCTCTTTTTGCTTTTGATGTTCAAATTGCAAAAATGGAAGAGTTTATTATGCACACTACTAAAGTTGTTGGTGATTTCGTAGCTTAATAAAATGAAAGAGGTTTTAATTGAGTTCACAACATTAACAGGGTTATATGTTGCTGAAAATGGAGATTGGTATTTTGAAGAACCAAAACACATTGAAACCAAATTCATAAAAAAAGCTGAAATTTTAAAAACTAAATAGATAAAAAGGGTGGTTAAAAGCCACCTTTTTTTTTACTCTTAAAAACTTAAATAAAATGGCATTAAACAAAGTAGGCTTTACACTTGGAAAAGGAGGACTAGGCAGACCAGCAGCAGGAACTGACCATATTAGTGGTTTTGTTTTTGGTGGGTTAGGTAGTCAAAAACTTTTCAGGGCGACATCAACGCAAGATGCGATTGATAACGGTATTAATATTACCTATTCCGATGAAACAAAAGCAACAGCAACAAGCACAATAACAAATATAGGTGTAGATGGTAACACTTATACAGCAAGTGTAACATTACCAACAGGCGAAGTAGTAGTAATTGGCGAATATACTAAAGCAAGTACAGAAACTACGGTTACTTTAGTTGCTGCGGCTATTGTTGCAGACATTACAAAAAAATCCTATATAACAGGTTTTACAGCTATTAATACAGCAGGTGCAATTACTATAACAGCTAAACCAGGTTTAGGTACATATCTAAACGCAAGTACTAAAATAACTATTACTATTGTTGGTACTATTGCACAAACTTTAGTTGATTTTAGCGGTGGCGTAGCTTCGGTATTAGCACCTATCTACTATCACATTGCAGAGTTCTTTAGAGTTAATCCAACAGGCGTTTTATATTGTGGTGGTTTTGTTACTTTAGCAACAGATGGAAGCGATATTTTAACATTGCAAAACTATGCAAATGGAGAATGTAAACAAGTATTGTTTTTCGAGCCTTTAGTAACATTTGCAACAAGTAAAGTAACGGCTTTACAAAGTATTGCAAACACTTTGTTAACGGCTAAAACACCAACACAAATCATTTTAGCGAATAATTTAAACGGTGTTGCTTTGTCTGCATTAACTAACTTAAATGCAATATCTGGTTCTAGCGTTAGTGTGTGTATTGGGCAAGATGGCGGAGGTTTAGGTTTGACACTTGCAAAAGGTAACGCCAAAAGTTTAACCTGTGCAGGCGCTATGCTTGGTGCTATTTCATTAGCAAATGTACAAGAAGATATTGCATGGGTAGGTAAATTCAATCTTTCGGATACAATTGAACTTGAAACATTAGCTTTTGCAAATGGCGTATTGTATAGCGACCAAACTAAAGTAATGCTAGATCAATTGAATGACTTTAGATTTGTTTTCTTATTAAAACAAAGAGCAATATCAGGAAGTTATTTCAATGATTCTCACAATGCTTGTGTCGTTAGTTCTGACTATGCTTATATCGAAAACAATAGAGTAATAAACAAAGCTATTCGATTCTTAGATGTAGCACTAACTCCATATTTAAATTCAAATATTGACCTTAACAGTAACGGGACAATATCAGATTTAAGTATTGAAGTATTTACAAGCGCTTGTAATGTTGAACTTGAAAGCATGAAAAGAAATAATAACATTTCTGATTATTCTGTTTCAATTAATTCAGCGCAAAATGTACTTTCAACTGGATTGCTAACTATTGGGATTGTTTTAATTCCTAAAGGTGTAGCAAGAAACATAAACGTAAACATAGGCTTTGCCTTAAAACTTTAATTAAATGGCTACAAGTGTAATGAAAAACGGGATAAACTACTCATGGAGTAACATCTCATGCATATTGTTCGGTAATGTTGTAGTTGGTATTTCTAAACTAGAATACAACGAAAAACAAACCAAAGAAAATAACTACGGTTTTGGTGATAAGCCAATTTCAAGAGGTTATGGCAACTATGAATATAGCGGTTCTATGGAATTGTATTTAGATGAATGGAAAAAAATAATTTCAGCAAGCCCAGACCGTTCACCTCTTAATATTCCACCATTTGAAATTACCGTTCTGTTTGGAGGTTCTAGGGTTGTGTTTTCAAAAGATGTTTTACAGTATGTTGAATTTCTTGAAAATCCACTAGATGCTAATCAAGGAGATTCAAAATTGATGGTTAAAATACCTTTAATTATTGGGAATATTTCAAGATAACTTTTTGTTTGTCTAAGTGAAAATTGGTTATGTAACATTGTTGCATAACCTTTTTTTTTTATTATATTTGCGACATGACAAACTTAGAACTAAAAGAAAAATACCCTTTACTAGCCTACGTGATTGAGGTTGAAGGAAAGAAGCTTTATTTGAATAAAGTTAATCGCTATGTATTATCTCCAGTAATGGCAAAACTTGGACATGACCCTTTAATTGCATACGAAGAATTGATACAAGCTTTAGTAATTCGTGAAATTTCAGATATGCAAGTGCTTGAAGATGACGATTTGTTTTTAAGTGCCGTTACTCAAATTGCACAAATTGTCGATTTAAAAAAAAGCACGATAACGAAATTATAGAAAGGTATGAAAGCCTTTTAAAAAATGATGGCGTATTAGAACAGGCAGATGCTTTAATACGCTATTATTATAAAATTGATACTGACACCTTAAACGATGAGAAATTTTACGAGTTGTACGCAAAATTACAATGGGTACTAAAAAATAAACAAGATGGCTAACGAACAGGCTCAGTATATTATTGAATTAAAAGATTTAGTGTCTAGTAAATTAGATGCTATGAATAGCCGTTTAGATGCTACTAATTCAAAATTCAATAACGTACAGCAAAAAGCCGAGGGAGGTTTAGGTTTGGGCAAACTTGGTGCAATCGCAGGTGGACTTTTTGCGGTTTCAAAAATTAAAGAATACGGAGCGGAAATTTTAGCGGTAGGCTCAAAGTACGAATCTTTAGGAATTCAAATGAAAAACCTAACTGGTTCAGCCGAAGCAGGATCAAATATGTTTGCTAAAATTAGGGAAGATGCTTTGGTATCTCCTTTTGGCGTTGATGAACTTGCAACAGCTAATACAATGCTTGTTTCAGCAGGTTTAAGCGCTGACGATGCTAGGCAAGACATATTGGCTTTGTCTAATGCCGTAGCCTACGCAGGGAAGGGTAATGATGAATTAATAAGAATGTCAGCCAATTTGCAACAAATTAAAAATATTGGTAAAGCTTCATCTTTGGATATAAAACAATTTGGGTACGCAGGTATTAATATTTATGGAGCATTAGCAAAAGCAACAGGGAAAAGCACAGAGGAAGTAAAAGGAATGGAAGTTTCTTATGAACTACTTTCTAAGTCATTAAGAATTGCACAAGAAGAAGGAGGAGCATTTTATGGTGGTTTGTCAAGCATGGCGGATAGTACAAGCGTTAAAGTTTCTAACTTAGGAGATATTTCAAAAGAAATGTTTAACGATTTATTTTTAGCAATGAAACCTGCAATTGATGCAGGAATTAGTGGATTTACAGGATTAATTAGTATAATGAGAACAAGTATTTCATGGATTCAAGAAAATACAAATGTTTTTAAAGGTTTAGCTATTGTTATTGGGTTAAGTTCGGCAGCATACGCTTTATTTAATATTCAAGTAGGCATAAGTGCAATATCATTAATGGCCTTTAATATTCAAGTCTTTTTTTCAACAATTGCAACAGGAGGGTTAACAATGGCCATGAATTTATTTGGTATTTCGGCTGGTATAGCTTGGGGGATTGCAACTTTGGGATTAAGTGCAGTGGTAGCAGGTATAATAATAGCTTACAATAAATTTAAAGGATTTAGAGATTTTATAGAAGGATTAGGGGCCGTATTTAAAATGGTTTGGAAATCATTTAAAGAAACTTTTATTGATCCTTTTATAAAAATATTTAGAGGAGATTTAAGAGGAGTTGTTCAGGGATTTTCTGAATTATTTATAAATGTATTTTCGTTTAAATTTTTACGAGAAGTAGGTAAAAATACAGGGAAAACATTCATGGAAGGATATAACGAAAGTATATATCAAGGGTTATATGATGGGCGTGAATTGTTTACTCCTAAAGGAATAATGGGTATATCTTTAGGTTTTGATGAAAAAGGAATAAAACAAGGAGAAGATACTTTATTAGGAAGAATTAAAGGATATGCTAACATTAAAAATAATGTAAATACTAAATCAAAAATAGAATCTACCGAAAATAAAAAATTATCTAAAACATACGAAAATAAGATTACAAACATAACTATCGGTAAACTTGTAGAAGGGTTAAGTGTTCAAGTTATGGAAACTAAAGAAATAGCGCCAAAAATAAAAGAAATGATTACAAGGTATTTAATAGAAGCAACTAACGATGTTAACATAGTTCAAAACTAATGGATTTTTACATACCTCAAACACCTGAACAGATTAATGACCAAGCTAAACTAACACTTACAACTTTTGGTTTAAGCGCAGTCGATAGATTAATATATAAGTCAAGTATTTCTAAGCTAGTAGCAAATGAAGGCGTAAAAGAGGATGAAACAAATCCTTTTAAAAGCGACATTGACAAAATAAATGCTAAACAAATAACAGATAGGAATATAAGCACAAATGCTTTATCTAATTTTGGAAGCCCTATATTTTCAAACTTGATTTTAAAAAAAAGAGCTTATTTAGACAACGATTTAAAAGAAATTACAACATTTGATGAAGATGTTATGCTAGATTGCGTTTTATTTGATGTAGCGCAAACAAAAACGATTATAACAACACCAATACAGGGTTTTAATGGTACAATAAAAGAATTTATAAGTGATGGTGATTATGCTTTAAGTATTAAGGGAATTATTAACAGTACAAAAAATGGCGTTTATCCATTAACTCAAGCAAAAAAATTATTTGAAGCCTTAAAAAGTCCTATTGAATTAGAAGTAACTAGCTGGTATTTAAATGAAATTTTTGGAATTACTCATATAGTAGTTACAGATTTTCAATATAATCAAATACAAGGAAGTCAATCAATGGTAAGTTATGAAATACAAGCTATAAGCGACCGGCCTATTGAACTGTTTTTAAATAAAGTATAAATGCTAAGATTAATTTCAAAAATAACAATAGAGCAAATGACTGATTGGCAACCAACCAGTGAAGTAACTATTGCACGAGATGAAAAATATGTATTTAACTTTGTTAATAGCCTTGAAATTGTATCACAATGGACCGCGCAAACAGATACCTGTAATTTTACATTTCCTAGAAATATGTATTTTAAGGATGAAAAAACAGGTACTAAAGTAAATTTTACAGGCAGAAATATAATTTTTGGAGATACTCCGCCAATTATTCAAAGAGGAGATAAAGTAACCGTTGAATTAGGGTATATTTGGTTTGATGGAACAAAAGACATTTACGAATTAAATAAAGAGTTTGAAGGTTATGTTGTTCGTGTTTTCACTGATACACCAGTTCGTGTTGAGTGCGAAGATTCAATGTTTTTGCTTAAACAATTAACGCCAAAAGCAAAAATCTATCCACAAAGTCAATATGACATTGAAAAGATGGTAGCTGAAATGGTTGCAACAACTAAAGCTGTAAACAAAAAACATCAAGCAGAAATTGACCAATTAAAAGTAAGGCAATCAATTAAGACAAATATAGGCGATTTTTACAGCGAAAACGAAACTATAAGCCAAGTATTATCTCGAATAAGAAAAGACACAAATGGTAATAGCTATTTTAGAGGTAAAGAATTAAGATGTTCGGCTATTGTCTATTATCCAGAAGATCAAAAAGACATTTATAAAGGCAAAGAGCGAAATAGGGTTTGGATATTTGATTTTAACAAAAATGTAATAACCAACAATTTAGAATATAAACTAAAAGAAGATATTAATTTACATATCAAAGCAATATCAATAAACAAAGTCGAACTAAACACAACTACAAAAAAAGGTAAACCTAAAAAAGTTGAAAAAAGGCTTGAATGTATAGTCCCAGATAATAATTATTTAAGCGGTTCTGAAACAATTACACGCCATTTTTTCGATATTCAAACAATAGATGAATTAAAAAAAAGGGCAACTCAAATGTTAAATAGAGCATGGTTTACAGGATTACAAGGTTCATTTGAAACATTTGGACTACCGAGCGTTAGGCATGGAGATATTGCAAAAATGGAAAGTTTAAGATTAAAAGAACAAAACGGATATTATTTAATAAAAGCAGTTACTAAAACGTTTGGTATTAATGGATATAGGCAAAAAATAGATTTAGATGTTAAGCTTACAAACATTGATGATAAATCATATAACGCAGGTTTAATATGAACGAAATAGCAGACGCAATACAAAAACTAACGAATACGTATAATAAAGAAGTAGTTAGCATTATTAAATGTACTGTAATTTCAATTAACAGTGAAAATATTATATGTTTACCAATTAATAGCCATATTTCAAGTGAAATTTATTGCCCACTACAAAATGAAGGTAATAATATAAACTACACTCCAAGTATTGACAGCGTGATTTATATTGGCATTACTAATTTGGGTTTAATATTATTATTGCATAGTGAGGATAATGACAACATCAATATTTCAGCAAATAACAGTATAGAATTTAACAATGGAGAATTTGGTGGACTTGTTAAAGTTGAAGAATTAACAGCTAAAATAAACGATTTAGAAAATTTAGTTAATAGTTTAGTTACAAAATACAATACACACGTTCACGCTTCAAATGGAGTACCTACGGTAACAATTGAAACAGGTGTATTAATACCAACACAGCAAACGGAAATTGAAAATATAAGCATAACACATGGCAACTAATATATTAATAAAAGATAATGATTTTGTTTATGAAAATGGTTCTATGAAAGTAGATTTTAGCGATTTTCAACTATTTCAAGTTATTATATACTCCAAAAAAGGAGAATTTAAAGAAAGTCCTTTACTTGGTGTAGGAATTGAGGATTACTTAAATAGCAATGTTTCAGAGCAAGAAATAAACAATGTTATTTCAACAGCTTTAAAAACTGACGGCGCAACTATTAAAGCTATTTTAGCAACTCAAAATACTAACGGTACATTTGATATAAAAATAGATGGAAACTATTGAGGAAATAATATTTAATTTAGTAGGAATTGAGATATTCACTACTTCAAATAATGAAGTAGTTTTAAAAGAGAAAACAGAAAATAATACTATTACTTTTTTAAGTCCTTCACTTGCTAGCGTGTCCGATATTTTAGCAAACCAAAGTATATCTTTGGATAATTTAGTAAGCTTTTCACAAAAAAATAATATTTCTTTAATAAATGTAAACAAAGAAACAAAAAAAGTTGTTTTTGATAAAAATTTAATAAATGATTTAAGTATCTTTAAAAATATTGAAAGCAAA